GTTAGTGATTCTTCCTACGCCTTAAGTTCTGCTCATGGTTTACAAACCGTCGGATCAGGAACGCACTTTTGCCCAATGTATTCAGACGGTAGTGTCTGGAGAGTGGGCTAAACAATTTTTTTAACCAAACAAAACAAAACTATGCCAATTACAAAAGATACTCCAGTGGTAATACCAGCAAAATCAAAAAAGACGTTGCCCCATACGTGGATTTCTCAAATGAATATTGATGCTGTTAATGATTCAAAGGGACATTTGTTTATTCAATTAGTTCCTTATGATGCAGATTCAGATGAAGATCCGGATAGAGATTTGGCTAAGGGTATGCAATTAAAATTGTGGGATGTGGTAAATGATGTTCCAAAAGCTGCTGATGCGATGCAAGCTATCTTTGATGCGATTCCAGCTATTGAAGCTTATTACGATTTAAAACAAAAAGAATCGGAGGAATGAGAATTAGATAAATAAATTATGAACAGCACGTGATGTGCCTTACACAATTAAAACACTATTAAAAATTATGAATGAAATTAAACTATCATTGCAGGAAAAAGAGGTAAATGCGCTTTTTCAACTTATCGACTTAGCAGTCAAATCACAAGGCCTTCAGGTTGCTGAAGCTGCGACTGTTATTGTCAATAAGCTTCAAGAGCAAGCTAAAGACCAATTGACTCCTGTTGAAGAAGAAAAGACTAAGAAATAACCTATTTTAATTAAGGGGTGTTTCAGAATAAACACTTAATGTTTTGTCAATCGCTATTGTTAAAATAGTATAAATAGACAATATGGCTATACCAAATACAAGACAAAAACTTATCGATTATTGCTTGAGGGCATTAGGCCATCCTGTTATCGAAATAAACGTTGATGATGATCAAATTGAAGATCGAGTCGACGAAGCTATTCAGTTTTATCAAGAATTTCACAGTGATGCAGTAGTGCGCAATCTTCTTAAGCATCAAGTGACACAAACTGATATTGATAACGGATATATTTCTCTAGCATCTGGAGCGAATATTCTATCGATTAATAACGTATTCAATATAGACAATAGTAATTCTGGAACATCCCTTTTTTCTGTCGACTACCAATTACACTTAAATGACATATTTGATTTAAATGGTTCATTTGGTGGTATCGTTAACTATGAGTTAACTAAACAATATCTTTCGCTGATTGACCGGAACGTAAATGGCGTTTATGAAATGATTCAATATAGCCGTCATAAAGGCAGAGTAAACTTTCACACAGATACTTTAAAAGATCTTGGAGTGGGAAACTATGTTGTGTTTGATGGATACAGTTCAGTCGATCCAGAAACTTTTGTTGCAGTATACAACGATATGTTTCTTAAAAAGTACGTGACTGCTCTTGTTAAACGGCAATGGGGATTAAATCTTATTAAATTTGAAGGTATGGTTTTGCCAGGTGGTGTTACAATGAATGGCCGAGCTATTTACGATGATGCTATTACTGATATCGAAAAGCTTGAAGAAAAGATTCGTCTCGAACACGAATTACCACCACTAGATTTTATAGGATAAGATGCCAAGGAACGTATATTTTAGTCAAGGGGCAACTGCTGAAAAGAGGCTCTATGAAGACATTACTATAGAGGCTCTTAAGATTTATGGCCATGACGTTTTTTATATTCCTAGGAGTATTGTAAATACCGATTCTATATTTAACGAGGATGCGTTGTCTAAATTTGGTGAAGCATACCAGATTGAAATGTATGTTGAAAACACTGATGGCTTTGGTGGAGAAGGAGATTTACTTTCGAAGTTTGGTGTAGAAATACGAGATAGTGTAAATCTTATCGTATCAAATAGGAGATGGGAACAGCTAGTTTCGAGGTTTCAAGATCCTACAGAAGTTAGACCACAAGAAGGGGATTTAATATTTTTCCCTCTTGTTAATGGTTTATTCGAGATTAATTATGTAGAAGACGAGACACCGTTTTATCAGCTGCAGAACATTCCTACATTTAAACTTTCTTGTCAGCAGTTTGAGTACAACAATCAAGAGCTTGATACTGGTGTTTCAGAGGTAGATAAATTTGAGCTAAATTTCGCTACACGTACACGTTTGAACTTAGGAAGTGGTAGTGGTACATTTGCTGTTGGTGAAGATGCTAAACAAACTGATAGCACAACTACGATTACTGGAGAAGTTGCTGCTGTTGGAACTAACTATATTGACGTTGTTAATCAAAGGGCTAGTGACAATAGCAATAAGGGATTTGTTAAGACTGCAGGAAGCTGGGGAAATGTGACAGGATCAGAAAACTCACCTAATCCTTCTTATTCAATTACATCAATTGATTCTTTTAGCACAATTGATGACAATGATCCTTACGCGGACAATACAGATTTCGAAACAGAAGGAAATTCATTTATTGATTTTACTAAAAGCAATCCATTCGGAATGCCAAATATAACAACATAAGACATGTTAAGCGGAACACACTTTTACAATAAAACAGTACGCAAGTCAGTAGCTGTCTTTGGCACTCTGTTTAATAACATTAAAATTTTAAGGCCGGGAGCTACAGAAGAAAAAGTTCCTGTCGCATACGGACCAAGGAAAAAGTTTTTGGCTCGCATTCAATCTGACACATCAGGTTCAACCGCAGAAACAATAGCGATTAAACTCCCGCGAATAAGTTTTGAAATAACTTCGATGGAGTATGATAACGAAAGTAAGTTAAGCCGCTTTAATAAAAAGTTTATTCCTATTGAAGGAGATAAGAATAATGTTAGTACACTATATCAAAGTGTTCCTTATATTATAGGAATGCAACTAAATGTATATGCTCTTAATCAAGATGAAGCATTACAAATAGTAGAACAAATTTTACCTACTTTTTCTCCCGAATACACTGTAAGCATAAAAGACCTTGAAGGAGCTAACACGACGACTGATGTTCCTATTATATTGAACTCTCTTTCTCTTAACGATGATTACGAAGGCGATTTTGAAACTAGGAGAACTATCTTATACACTCTTGATTTTAGCATGAAAGTAAAGTTTGCTGGCGGAGTTAATAAACAGGGACTAATAAGAACTGTCGATACATTCTTATTTGATGATGTCAACACTGCTTTAAAAACAACTAATCCGTACGGTGTTAATAATGAAAATATTCGGGTTGCAGTAGCAAATAGTGATAGTGCTCCGTTGGATGACACTGATACTATAACAACCACATTTGGTTTTGATCATGGATCGTGAAGATGAAAATAATGAGGACATTGAAGAAAAGCTTGAAATAACGGAAATTCCGCAAATAGAAGTTTCAAGCTCTCAGATTGTAAATGACACAGAGACTGATATCGAGTATTCTCGAGACAAGATGAAGTCTTTGATTGATCAATCTTGTGAAGCCATTAATCACATGATGGCACTCGCTTCAGATTCAGAACATCCTAGAGCTTTTGAGGTTCTATCTACAATGATAAAACACACAAGTGAGATGTCGCAAGATCTTGTTAAACTACAAAAGACGCGGAAAGATATTACACAGGAAAAGAGTGGTCCTTCAAGTACAACGACAAACAATTCTATCTTCGTTGGATCAACTACAGAATTGCAAAAATATCTTAAAAAAAATAATGATGATGAAGAATCTATAGATGTCTGAGAGTTTAGTAAATGGTAATGGCGGTTACATGGGTAACCCGCTTGTGAAAAAGGATGGTTTGCAGACATCATTTTCAGCTGAAGAAGTTGAAGAGTATGTTAAATGCATGAATGATCCTATATACTTTGCTGAAAAATATGTAAAGGTTATATCGCTTGACGATGGATTAGTTCCATTTAAACCTTATGAATATCAAAAGAAGATGTTCAAACAGTTTAATGATAATCGTTTTAATATAGTTCTTGCATGCCGGCAGTCTGGAAAATCCATTTCATCGGTGATCTACATTCTATGGTATGTTCTTTTTAATTCAGAAAAGACAGTTACTATACTTGCTAACAAAGGATCTACAGCCAGAGAAATGCTAAGCCGCATTACTCTTGCACTTGAGAATCTTCCATTTTTCCTACAACCAGGATGCAAAGCTCTTAATAAAGGATCCATTGAGTTTTCGAATAATTCAAAGATTATCGCTGCAGCTACATCAGCTAGTTCTATTCGAGGACTTTCGGTAAACCTTCTTTTCCTTGATGAGTTTGCTTTTGTTGAGAATGCCAGTGAATTTTATACTTCAACTTACCCCGTGGTTTCTGCTGGTAAAGAAACAAAGGTTATTATTACATCTACTGCAAACGGTATTGGTAATATATTCTGCGGATTGTGGGAAGGTGCACAGAAAAAGAAGAACGAATTTACACCATTTAGAGTAGATTGGTGGGATGTTCCTGGGCGAGATGAGGTATGGAAAGCAATGACTATTGCGAATACATCAGAACTTCAGTTTGATCAAGAGTTTGGTAACAGCTTTATTGGAACGTCAAATACTCTTATTTCATCTAATACTCTTTTAGGTTTACAAATGCATTCACCTGAAAGGCGCCATAGAGGAGTAAAATATTACGAAGATCCACAAGAAGATCATCAGTACGTAATGACAGTTGATGTTTCAAAAGGCCGTGGGCAAGATTATTCGACTATCACTGTCATTGATTCAACATTCGGAAAATTTAGGCAGGTTGCTACATTTAGAGATAATATGATATCCCCTATGATTTTAGGAGATATTATTGTAAGAGTAGCGAGAGAATATAACGAAGCATTAGTCATTATTGAAAATAACGATGCGGGAATGGTTGTGTGTAATGATGTTTATTATGAGCATGAATATGAAAATATGTTTGTGGAATCTAGCGTTCGTAAAAATGGCATTGGTGTAATGATGACAAAAAGAATCAAACGGATTGGATGCTCTAATTTAAAAGATTTAATCGAATTGGGTAAGCTTAATATTATTGACGAACACACAATATTGGAGCTTTCAACGTTTGAGGTAAAGGGAAGTTCTTATGAAGCTAGTTCTGGTAACCATGACGACTTAGTAATGAATTTAGTTATGTTTGCTTGGTTCGTATCATCAGAAGCATTTGGTGATATATCAGCTGTTGATTTGAAAGAAATGTTATTTAAAGAAAAGATGGAGCAGATTGAAAATGACGTTCCTCCATTTGGAATTATAACCAATTCTACAGATACTGGAAATAAACACGAAGAATTAGTTAATGAAGTTAAAGCGTGGCACGATCTGTAAACTCATTGTTGTATAAATAGAATTATTGAAACTATCTTGTAATGAATAAACTTATTAATAACATATTGAAAG